GTAAAAATCATGGTGATATTCCACATTTATTGACTTGGGATTATTTGGATATGTGTTTTGTTACTGATCGAAATCCTATTGCTATTAATGATGTTCCTATTATTGAGACTAATACAAAAATTGTTGAGACTGTTACTAACCTTCCTCAAGTAGAACCTAAGAAGGGTATATTCTCTTCTTTATTCCGTAGTAGTAATACTACTACTGTAGAATCTGAAGGTGGACGTACATTTGTTCGTCTTGCTAATTTTAAATGGAGGAAGATGCAGCCAGATATTAAATTACCATTGCAAGATGCCTATACAGCTGGAAAATGGATTTATTTGCATTGCTGGAGCACAGATCCTGAGTTATCTGAACATATGGATGAGTTTGTGGATATGTGGCTTGTTGCTGTTGAAATGGCTAAGTCTAATACAGACTATCAGAATGATGGAAAATCTATTAATGCTCCTGATGGTTATTTGTCTGTTAATTACTTACTTACTATTATGCAATATGGCTTCTTATTAGATGTTGTTGAGGAACCTGATATGGATGAGTTTACCACACAGTACTATGTTGATATTCCAAATAGTGATATGAAGAAAGTTGTTGATGATATTGCTATGGAGCGTGACTTGCCAGGCATTTTTAAGGGTGCTCAGATTAAAATGCGTAATGGTATTAGGCTAGGTATGTTGGGTGCTACATTGTATGGTGGTTACCGACTTACTAAGTACTTATGTTCATTGTTTCCTAGTCAAACTGCTCCTCTTATGAATACCATTATTGAAGGGAATGAGGAGGTGGCTGTTGCACAAGGTGGAGATAAAGATGCAGGTGTTCCAACAGCTGGTGAGGCCGATGAGGCCAATGTTAAGGAAGAGACTAATGTTGCTGGTGCTGTTACTTTTATAGAGCAGAAACCAAGTATTGATGTTAGTAAGGCTATTAGTCCTCGTGACTCAGAGAATTTGATGTTTGGAGCATGGAGTATACAACGTATTTTTGGTAAACCACAGCGATTGGGTACATATGCATTTACTACGACATCATTACAAGGAGATGTTTTGAAGGAGTTTAAATTGCCACAGGTTTTGAATAGTGTTGCTGTTTGGGCTCCTGTTATGTCAGCTTTTACCTTCATGAAGTATAGACCTGTGTTTCGTGTGCAGATTAATGGTAACAAATTTGCTGCTGGACGGTTGATGGCTTTTATAAGACCTTATAGTATTGATACGACAGCTTTTTATCCTGAGGGAAATAAGAATATATCTGGATATACAGGTTTTGATCATGTTTTTCTGGATGCATCAAGCAATGATACAGTGACGATAACTGCACCATGGGTTATGCCTTATGAGTGGATGAATATAACAGACTATAAT